GCAGATCAGCGCGTAATCGTGACCGATGTCGCCAATCTTGTCGCTCTTTACGGCACCCCCAACGATGACAACTTCAAGTATTGGTTCAGCGCAGCCAACTTCCTAGGCTATGGAAACAATCTTCAGGTTGTTCGTGTCACCACAGCCGGAGCATCGGCAGGCAATGCAGGACAAACCGGATCACAAGGATACATTCCTAACAGTGATACTGATCTTCCTACAGTTAGCACTTCTTCGGGCATGTTCTTTGGAAAGTATCCAGGATCTCTTGGAAACAGTCTTGCTATCGAAATTTGTGGTGCTGACTCTGGTCTAACCGCCTTCAATGCATGGACTTACAGTTCTCAATTTGATTCGGTTCCAAATACTTCCTATTATGCAGGAACAACTCTTGGCTTGACTGACGCAAATGATGAATTCCATCTTGTCGTTCTTGATCGCCTTGGTCAATTTAGCGGAACAATAGACACGGTTCTTGAAAGATTTCAGGGTCTTTCGCTTGATCCAAATGCAATCGAGCAAGATGGAACGAATGCGTATTTCAAGAGCAAAATAAACAACGAGTCTAAGTATATCGGAGTCGCGGGTTCAATCTCGTCATTTGCGTCCGCTCCTTTCATTGCGGGAGCAGTGACAGGTTCTGGCTTGACAGCAGGAACCAACAATGGCGTTGGAACATGGAGTTTCGACCCTTCATCTGTAACAGGCAGCAGATATAACACAGGTTCTACAACCGGTGTAACTGCAACAGGCATTTTCCGTCTTAATCTTCAAGGTGGAACCGGTGAATTCGAATCGTCAGGCAGTCAGTTGTTTGCAACAGGAAGAGGTTATAATCTCTTTGCAGATCCAGACCAGTCTGATGTATCTCTTCTGATTGGTGGACCAATCGATGTCACGAATGTTGGAAGCCTTCGTGATATCGTAAATGCAAGAAAGGATTGCGTGGCATTTGTCTCGCCCGTAAATAATAATGCATCCACGGATGAAGCCACTAAGTTGTCCACAGCCAAGACTTTCAGAAATGCTGTGGGTAACTCTTCCTATACCGTAATTGATACGGGCTACAAGTATCAATATGATTCGTACAATGACACTTATCGGTATGTGCCGCTGAACGCAGACATTGCCGGTCTTTGCGCTCGTACAGACCTTACCAACGATCCTTGGTATTCGCCTGCGGGATTCAATCGTGGGGTGGTTCGAAACACGATTCGCCTTGCATATAATCCCAATAAGACTCACCGCGATGAACTGTATCAGAACGCCATCAATCCTGTTATCACCATGCCAGGAGAGGGGACTTTGCTGTTCGGTGATAAAACCGCGCAGACCAAGCCCTCGGCATTTGACCGCATCAATGTTCGTCGTTTGTTCATCGTACTTGAGAAGGCAATTGCAACGGCTGCCAAATACAGCCTTTTCGAATTCAACGATGCCTTCACACGCTCACAATTCCGCTCGATGGTTGAACCGTTCTTGCGCGATGTGCAAAATCGTCGTGGTATTACTGACTTCCTCGTCAAGTGCGATGAGTCAAATAACACGGCTGAAGTCATAGATGGCAATCGGTTTGTTGCAGACATCTACATCAAACCTGCCCGTAGCATCAATTTCATCCAATTGAATTTCATTGCTACCAAGACAGGTGTTTCGTTCACAGAGGTAGGCGGTTAATCACCCCTAAATAAGGAAAAGGAGACCTTAAATGGCATACAGCCAATTCAGCATAGACGCTTTCCGAGCAAACCTTATTAATGGTGGTGCGAGAGACAACCTTTATCTGGTAACAGGTTCATTTCCAAGCGGAGGATCTCGTGCCATTAATGCAGCAGCAGGCGTGGCAGGAGCAATCTTTGGAACTGCCGCAGCAGGAGCAATCAGTTCTGTCGGTGGCCTTTTGAACAACGGCAACTCCAACAGTCAGATTACCTTTCTCTGCAAAGGGGCTAAGATTCCTGCTTCAAAATTGACTGAAGGCACGGCTAACTTCATGGGCAGAACCATGAAGTTTCCTGCTGACCGGTCTTATGATAACTGGGGTCTTACTGTTTACAACGACGGTTCCTACAACCTACGCAAGTCGTTTGAATCTTGGTCCAACCTCATTAATTCGTATCAGAGTAATGTTGGTCCCAACAACTTCAACTCGTATTTGATGGATTGGGCGGTTCAGCCCCTTACTCGCGAAGGAAACGCAATCTGCACCTATAAGTTCATTGGTTGCTTTCCTGCAACTGTTGGCGAAGTTAGTCTTTCGTTCGAGAGTAAGTCAAACATTTCTGAATTCACAGTTGATCTTTCTTATCAATATTATGAACTAGTCGGCACATCAACCTGATTTCAAGTCAGGCAATAGAGAGGTTTTAACCATGGAATTGTTCGGCTTTAAATTAGAACGGTCGAAAAAGCAACAATCTGATTTCAAGGCACTTAAGTCGTTCGTGGTCCCCACCACGGACGATGGTGCCATTCCGGTCGAGGCTGGCGGATTTTATGGTCAATATGTCGATCTTGATGGTTCTGTCAGAAATGATTTTGAACTAGTTGCAAAATATCGCGAAATGTCAATGGATCCTGTCTGCGAAGTTGCCATTGATGATATTGTCAATGAATCCATCGTAACCGAACCAGGCAAAATGCCAATCAAGTTGTCATTTATAAACGATTCCACTTTGGCACTTACTCCTAAGATCAAGAACAAAATCGAAGAGGAATTCAAGAACATTCTTCGTTTGATGTCATTCGACACAAAAGGATATGAAATCTTTCGAAGATGGTATGTGGACGGAAAGATATATTTTCATATCATCGTTGATGAAGAAAAGACGGAAAAGGGAATACTTGAACTTCGATATGTTGATCCTCTCAACATACAAAAGATCCGTGAATTCAAGAAGGAAACTCGTCCAGATGGAAACAAGATTATCACGGGATTCCGTGATTTCTATCTTTACAACAAGGATAATCCTCGCGTAGGTTCTTCTCAAGGCATAAAAATTAGCGATGATGCAATCGCCTTCTGTTCATCAGGAATGTTTGATAGTCGCTACCGCCGAACGGTGGGTTTTTTACACAAAGCCATCAAACCGTTGAATCAATTGCGAATGATGGAAGATGCCGTGGTCATCTACCGAATCTCCCGCGCTCCCGAACGCCGCATTTTCTACATCGATGTAGGCAATCTTCCCAAGACAAAGGCAGAAGCCTATGTCAAGGACATCATGAATCGGTATCGCAACAAGTTGGTATACGATGCCAACACGGGCGAGATTCGGGATGACCGCAAGTTCATGTCCATGCTTGAGGACTATTGGTTGCCTCGCCGTGAAGGTTCAAAAGGAACCGAGATCAGCACCCTGTCCGGCGCACAGAATCTTGGTGAACTTGCCGACATCGTGTATTTTCAGAAGAAGTTGTATCGCGCTCTCAATGTTCCTGTCAGCCGCCTTGAGCAGGACAAGGGCATTGCCCTCGGAAGATCGTCAGAAATCAATCGTGACGAACTAAAATTCTCAAAATTTGTATCTCGCCTACGCAATAAATTCAATGAACTCATCTTTGATCTTCTTCGAAAGCAGATACTTTTGAAGAATATCATCACTCCAGACGAGTGGCCTTCCATCAAGGAAGTGTTGTTCTTGGATTATCTCAAGGATTCTTATTATGTGGAAGCCAAGAATGCGGAACTACGCAAGCAGCGCAACGGCGAACTGAATGATATTGAAAAATACATAGGTAAGTATTATTCTCATTATTGGGTTCGTACACAGGTTCTCGGCATGACTGAAAGCGAAATTGCCGAAATGGATAAGCAAATGTCTGTGGAACGAAACAAGGGAATGTATCCATCAACAGGTGGATAAAGAAAGGAAAAGGCTGGAGATGCAAAAGAACAATCTTTCAGGTGTCTTGGATTCCGTAAATGAGAAGGATGCCGTTGCATTCAAGAACTCCCTTGTTCAGGCTCTCAACAATCGATTGTTTGCAGCACTTGAGACAAGAAAGAACGAGGTTGCAAAGGAAATTCTCGGAGAGAGCGAGGCTACCGCAGAAGAAGTAAACGAAGCCAACATTCTTGCACCGACTGCTCCACCTGTGGTTGGTGTGAAGAAGAAAACGGGAAAGACAATTGTTCCTCCCCCACAGACAAAGGCAGAAGCGATTGCTCCTGCAAAGCCAGCAGTCGATCCTGCCGCAAAAGCCAAGGCAGATATGTTGAAGGCAAAGGCTGCTGTTCAGGCAAATAAGGCAAAGTTGGATGCAGTTGAAGTCAAGAAGAATGTTCTCGACAAGAAGGAACTTGATACCATGCAACGGCAGATTGATGCTGTCATGGACAACAGCGTTGACATTGCGTCTTTGAAGCCTGTTCCTGGCGGATTTGAAATTAAGAAGCAACCAGACGATGGTCTGAATCCGACATTGGACAAGGAATTCCTGATGAAGACTTTTCAGCACAACGGCAAGATCGTTGAATTGAAGCAGATCGGTCTCGGGCTTTCAAGACCCATCCGTGTTTACATTGATGGTAGTCGATGGAATTTCTTTCCAGGACTTGAGTCTGCTGCGAAGATGGCAAAGGAATACATCGACATGACTAGTGGTATGAACCGCGAGTCGATTGAATCTGTTGCAGAGACTATATCAGAGAAGGTTGATCTTGATGGTCGAACAAAATTGGTCAGAGATACGATGGCTCGCCTTGAGATGTACAAAAAATCTCGAATCGAGAAAGCCAAAAAGATGCAGGAAGAGCAGGAAACAGGAGAAAAGAAGTATGAGGGTCTGTACAAGGATGGAACAGGACGAGGAGCCTTTGTTCCTGAGCCATATAACACAGGGGCAAAGGTGCATCCATATTTCCAAAAGAGCGTAACCGAAGGGATTCTTGATGAATTTAAGAAAGCATTCGGCAAGGAAAGCATGACCTTCCATGAAGGGGATAAGGAAGAATATGAAAAATTCTTCAAGGCTGCAATGAAGAAATTTGGCATTAATGCACCATCAGACCTACAGAGTGATGCAGACAAGAAGAAGTTCTTCGCCTATATCAAGAAAAATTACAAGGGTTAAATTGCCAACAGTTGTCTACAAGTTCAAAACCAAACAACTACTTGATGAAGTAGTTGCTGCTGTTGCCTCTTCTTGTATTTGCAGCAGCATAAAAGAAGTACATTCAACCGAAGAGTTCAAAATTTTGGTTGAGTGTAGCAATGACAGGGACTTGAATGAGGTTCGTTTCTGCGTTACTCAAATAAAAGAACAGATCAAAAACAAGCAACTCACCGAAAAGGTTGTCAATATTCTTCAACATTCATCAAGCGGAAATGGAAAACTGCTTCGTCTGATGAATGGAGATCTTGTGCGTCTGTCTCCCGTAAATGCAAAAGCAATAACACAAATACATGATCAATTATCAGAGACCAATCAAGCATTGTTGAGAACAATGTTGATCGAATCTAAGTATTGTCATGATGCTGTTGTTGATTTTTGCAACAACAGAATCAGAGAGGAATCCTAATCATGACAGATTCCTGTTCTGACAAGCAACTGGAGTTAATAAAGGAAATATATGGCTAATTCAACATCGTATCTCGTAAGAACAAGAAATCGCTGTGTTGTCGGAGTATATGGAGATACCGCAGGAACAATCACTTTCGGCATCACTAACTCTGCATTTGATGCAAATGACTCGTTGGATAGCAGAATAACAAATTCGTCTGCTTGTCTTTCACGAATTGTATATGGATTAAGCGGAGCAGGAACCTTGCTTCGATTCGGTCCAACAGGAGGAACTGCGTTCATGCTGTCTCCGAATTCATCAGGTTCAATTGATTTCGAAAGAATCACTTTGCCAAACAATGCCGTATCTCCCGCAGATGGAACTTTCAAAGTAGAAGTTCCAGCAAGCACCACGGTGACCGCGTATTTGGAATTCGTACCATTCTAACCAAACAACGGAGACCCAATGAAACTCTTCTGTGATCTCAACGAAAATATTCAAGTTCTGACCGAGGAGCCTGCTCCTGGTCAGAAAAACTATTTCATCGAAGGCATATTTCTTCAAGGCAATATCACAAATCGCAATAAGCGAAAGTATCCCATGGAGACTCTTCAGAAGGAAGTAAGTCGCTATAACGAGAATTTTGTCAAACAAAAGCGTGCTTTTGGTGAACTTGGTCATCCTGAAGGACCAACCATCAACCTCGAAAGAGTCAGTCACATGATCACCGATTTGCGTCGTGAAGGGCATAACTTCATTGGTCGGGCGAAGATTATGGATACTCCATATGGCAAGATTGTTAAAAATCTCATTGATGAAGGGGCTAAACTCGGAGTTTCAAGCCGTGGAATGGGTTCCTTGGAAGAAAGAAATGGTGTAAATGTTGTAAAAGATGATTTTCAACTTGCTACTGCTGCGGATATCGTTGCGGACCCATCTGCCCCTGAAGCCTTTGTTCGTGGAATCATGGAAGGCAAAGAGTGGATATGGGAAAGTGGTCGTCTAGTCGAAAAGGACATAGAGCAGATCAAGAAAGACATCAAAAAGACTAATTTGAGAAATTTGGAAGAAGCCAAGATAAATGCGTTCAATAAGTTCCTGCGCGGACTTTGACAAATGATAAATAATCTGCACCCTCACTAAAACACCAAGGAGAGAGTTCATGGACTCATTCAAGAACAACGAAGTAGAGGAAATCCTCGAAGAGGAAATTCTCGATACCGACGAGCAAACCGACGAAACAGAGGACACCATCAGCGAGGCTGATGACTCCGCTTCAAAGCAAAAGGCAAATCTGACTGCAACCAAGCAAATGCAGCAGCCAATGGCAGGCAGCACTGCCATGCCCAAAGAGTCACCCAAGTACAAGGGTCTTTATAAGGATGGCACCGGCAAGGGTGCAATCATTCCAGAACCCATCGATACCGATGATGTTGAGGGAGATGCTGATGCCGATTCAAACACAAAGCAAAAGAGCAATGTGGACAAGAAGCGCATGGCAAAGGAAGATCTTGCCGTTCACATGGATGCAATGTTCACTGGCGAAGAGTTGAGTGAGGATTTTAAGACCAAGGCATCCACAATCTTTGAAACCGCCGTAAATGAGCGGATTGAAGCAATTGCAGAAGAACTTGAGACTGAATTCGAGACTCGCCTCATGGCCGCACAAGAGCAAGTCAAGACAGAACTCACGGAGCAGTTGGATTCATATCTGTCTTATGTCATTGAGGAGTGGATGGAAGAAAACCGCCTTGCCGTTGAAAAGGGTATTCGTACCGAGGTTGCAGAGCAGTTCATCGAAGGTCTT